ACCAATTCAGAAGCGTTTCCAGCATAACCAACGATGGGTTCAGATCGGAAGTCGGTTATTTGTGCTAGGAACGCGGTGCCAGTTTCAGGTGTGAATAGTTCATCCCATGCATCAGACATCATCGCGTTATTGTCAGTATTGAATTGTTCTGAAAGTGTGGTCATTTTAACCTCTCAAGCGGTTTATATTGGTCCTGCTTTGAATATGATAGATCCGCCGCCAGTTGCAGACGTCCAAACGGTGAGTGGTATCTCGAATCCGCTGGTAAATAAACCATACGTGGAAAATGTTCCAGGTAGAGAAAATGAGCCCGTGAATACTTGGGTTGCAAGGTTAGGAAAAATTCCACCGCCCGCGGTAATATGGCCGACTCGTAACGTGTTATCCGAATGAACCACCATCGGTATGTTGCTCGTAACCAAGAAATCTGAAAATGCGGATCCACTTCCGTATGGGTAGGTTGTTCCTGAATAACTTTCGCCAGGGGAAAAGCTCGACCCGACGTCTGACCTGGTTCTGTCGGCGGTCTGAAGGTTTCCGCTGTTTGGTTCTATCTGGTCGGCGCTACCTGTCAAAGTACCAGACGCGGTGCCGCAACAGCCTATAATACCATTCCAGTTGAATTCAACATTACCGCCGACCTCTTCAACGTAGATGACTAGCTTTTGGTGTAGTGCCTGCCCGCCAAACCTCATTACAAACTGATTTGATAACAGTGGTTTTAACATTATTTAGTAGACCAATAAATTGAGGTTGATTCGCCTGTATCACAAACAAATTTGAACGTTCCGTTTTTCCATTCTGGAGTAAGGTCTTTTGTATTGACTTCTCTACCTGGGTCAATGTAAAAGCCTGTATCATCGACGGCTGTTGTTCCGTCAGTTGTTCCGTGCGTTCTGAAATTGCCACCATTCTGCAGGATACAATGGTTTCCGTCTTGTGGACCGAATAGAGTATCACCGCTGTTCTCGTCAATTACTGCTTTTCCACGATCTGCCATTGTATTATATTACCTTTGATTGAAATTGAAAAAATCAAGGGGCTGTTTCCAGCCCCCCAATGGAACAGTATGATTTAGATCAGCTGTGCACGGCAAGCCTTCTTCCAGTTGCCATATCCAACATTACGCCATGCATCAATTCCATACTGGTGCGCGTCGTTGTCAAACTCGTATTCTGAGCCTTCAGCCTTAGCTTTCAATAGGACTCCGGTTTCTTCTTGGCGAATTAACGCGGAGGTTGAACCGTCATCATTGAAAACAAAGAAGGTGTCAGTCGTTGAGTTCAATCGACCATTGGAAGAAAGGTTAATATTAAACCCATCAGCCTGAACCGCGATTAGCGTATTGGAATCACCGCTATCAATATTACTATTGGTAAGACCACCAGAGGCGGATTTCCAGAGATTCACAGGAACCATAACATTAAAGTTACGTGCAAGCTCGTTTACAAGTTCGCCCTGGTCATCTTTGAAACTGAGAATCTGTTGAATAACAGTCATAATCGCGTCAGACATTTCACCAACACTTGGTTTCGAAACAGTACCGTGATTCGTAACAGGGATAGCAGATATGTCAATCGTGATATCATTGTTCTGAACTCCACTTAGTTGGGTTTCATGGTCAGTATCAAAATAATACTGTCCATCATAAGCCAATCCAAGTGCGTCAGTGTGTCCGTTAATAATCAGATCAGAAAGCAGTTTCGCCCAATGTGAATTTGCGCGATCAGCTAGTTCGTTAATACGGGTTCGAACCTGCGTGGTTTTGTCACGCCGGATATCCTTGAGAAGGAATTCCAGAGTCGCTTCAAAATGCAGGTTGTCAATCGTGATGATCTCTTCTGGAAGGCTCTTTGAATGACGACCCGCGACCCATTCGCGCATCATCGGAACCATCCCGAGCCATGGATATTTTTCAGAATCCTGGTCAGAGTTGAACAGCATGGAAACAGCGGTAATCCATGAGATCCCAATGTCCTGACTGAGGCGCTCGAAGAACATTCCAATCACTTCGCGTTGTGTAATGTATTTGTAAGCCATTTTAAGTTTTCCTTTTGTTATGGCGTTTTAGTTGCGGTCAATAATTAGCTGAAGTCAAGAATCCGATAGGAGACTTTAACTGTGATCGGACTGTCGCCAGTGGCTGGATTTGCAGTTCCACAAGAAAGGGAAAGCCCTTCGTTTACGTCAAGTTGACGCTCTGCGGAAAGAACCTGAACACCTTCATACTTGTCAGCGGCGGCGAACAAAAAGGCGGCCGCGGCAACTGCATCGCTTTGGGCCGTGCCGGTTGTGGTCGTCTGGATGGTCAAAACCCCCTGAGTGTCATATGTTGCGGCGGCGTAGTCAAGGAATAACCCGGCTGAGATCAGATCAACAACTTTGCCAGCACCAGGAGCGGCAACAAGAGCCTTTGGACTTGCAAACAGTGCTTTTACTTCAGTAGTTGTCAGTGTGATTGTGTCAGTGATGACATCACCTTCAACAGCCTGTGAATCAGAGAACGCAACGACACAAGTTGTTCCAGAAATCCAGCGGACAATTTGACCGATAAGCGATGCGGCGGCGGCCGGTGCAACGGTGTACGTGTTGTCATCGGTCGCATATACTTTGCGATCAACGTCAGTCACGGCTGATGTGCCGACAACAGTCAGAACAACCTTACCACTTTGCCACATCTTCGCTGTCTTGTCACCAGCCGCGCCAGTGCTGTTGTCAACATCTTCGATATTAAAGCCACGGAACGGATCGCCAGCGACTAACGGACGGACGTATCCAGACGCGTTGTCACCAAGGGCCGCGCCCTGGTAAAGAATGTCTGTTGCAATAACAGGCAATCCGTTCTGATTGCCGATTTCGTAATCGCGCATCTTAGCTTTTGCAAGAGTCGTCATTTTTGTACCTCTTCCTTATTTTATGCTATTGGGTTAACTGTTTTTTGGGTTTCGTTTTCTTCGACCGTTTCGTTTTCTTCGACCTTGTCAACGTTAGATTCTTCAACCTTGTCGATTTTGGTTTCTTCAGCCGTTTCATCAACTGGCTTTTTTAAAAAATTCTTGATCTGTTTCAGTAAAGTCTTTTTGACGCCCTTTTCAGGAAGTCCAAGTTTCTTACATTCTTCGACCAATTCTATTTTGTCCATCTTTTCAAGTGGTTTTTTCTCGTCGGATGGCGGAACGGTTGTTGTTTTTTTAACTGGAACTTTCTTGGCTGGCGATGAAGTCAAACGGCTTTTAGCGGCTTTGGTGTATTCCTCAAGAGTTCCCGCTTTCTTATGTCGGGAATAAACGCGAATGTCACGCTTTGAGATATTACCACCGCTTCCAGTAGGAATAATTCCTTCTAGATCGTCTTTATCTAATCCAGCGTCAGACAATAACGATCCAGCACCAGCGGCCAAGTTAACAAGCTTTATACCTTCCGGCATTTCAACTTCAACACCTTTTCTGAACGCTTGTTTTCCAGCGGATTTTAGCCGATCTTGCAAACGAACAATCATGCGCTCGACACTTGCTAAATCAGAATCAGAATCATTTTTGCCCATGGATGGATTCAGCAAAACGCCTTCAACCATAATAGGGTTACTTGATTTCAATTGTCCTTTGGCTTGTGTGTAGAGTTCCAAGCGCTTTTTTGTTTTTTCAAGATTTGGCATGATTTACCGCCTATTCTGCTTTGTTTTTCAACGATTTAACTTGACCACCAAGTTCCGCTTCACGTGCCATGGAATAAGCATCAAAACCACCAATGAAGTCTTCGCGAAGTTCAGCGTTTGCATCCCATTCAGCTTTGATCTTTTCCTTGGTTGTCATGTTTTCATTAACCTTGACGGTTTTCGCTGGAACGGCGGCTTGGGCGTCGTCAACCTGTTTGACTGGTTCAACAGCGTCGGCTTCGATCGAAGAAATCGCACCTCTGCGAACTTCCTTTTCAGCACCAAGCAGTTGAAGCGCAAAATCACCGGCTGTGGTTTTACCGTCATCAATAGCGGCTTTCATGAGACTTTCATGTCCAGGGATAGCAGCGGCTTCAATACTTTGAATCCGTGCCCGCTCCGACATTGCGCCTTCGGCTTTGATTTCGCCAACCAAGCCAGCGTGGTTGGCGTTTAAGAATTCCCAATTAACAACCTGTTTAGTTGCTTCGGGCGTTTTTGGGGTTTCTTCGTTTGCCATGGTTTTGGCCTCCGTATTGTTGGTGTTAGTTCTGATTTTGGGCTGATTTTTCGTTTCAATTTCTTTATTATTTGCAAGGCTTTCAAGTACGGCTTCAAATGAACTTATTCCGTCGATCATTCCGGCCTGCAGCGCTTTTTCTGCCAGCATCACAGAACCCTTTCCAAAATCAGAAGCAACGGTTTCGACCGATACACCGCGATTTCTAGCAACGTCTGAAAGGAAGATAGTCGCCAGATCATCAACCATGATTTGGATATCCTTCGCGCCTTCTTTCGTTGCGGGGTTTGCTTGCTTTTTTGGTGATTGGCTTGAAATGAACTTAAACTCACGTATTCCAGCGCGTTCCTTGGCTTTGCTATTGTCGTCAAATGCGGCAACAACACCAATTGAACCGATCCTGGCGGTTTCAGCGGCGAAGATCTTATCTGATGCGGATCCAAGCCAATACATTGCTGACGCGTTCAAGTCGCCGGTATATGTGACAATCGGCTTCTGTCCACGTGCATCAAAAATCTGTTGTGAAAATTCTTTTATTCCTGATACCTGACCACCAGGAGAATTGGCATCAAATAAAATCGCTTTGACTTCATCGTTTGCCAGCGCTTCGCTGAAATCCTTTGCAAGCGTTTCAACCGATGTCGCGCCGGATATGTCGTCAAATAATGAAGCGAACCGAAAAATCGGCCCACTCACCGGAATAATTGCAACACCATCACGGACCGTGATTGTACGGGTATTGTCCAAAGGGCGTCCGATCTGTTTGGCAACCGCGTTGAGGTCTATTTCCTCGCCGTTGGTGTGCATTTCCGTAATATTAAGAATGCTTTCCAATGAATCCGGCATAATCGCCCATGGATCTTTTCTACATGCGTCGAATGCTCTAACCTTCATCTTGATTGACCTCTTCAGGTGGATGTTTTATGTCAGCTATGACTTTTTCTTTTGTAGCTTCTTTTTCACGTTGCGGATAATTTCGGTTGTAATCTCCGCCGTTGTATTGGGCTGTTGACATTTCTTTCGTCTGCAGTCCTAATTCTTCAGCCTGCGTGATTGCCTTGATTTCAACTTCAGGGCGAATCATTCCTTGTGCTGGCCATATCCATTCCTTCGCTAACCATGCGCGGGTTACAAGGATATCACCGTTAAGGAATCCAGGGGCATGAACACGGTCACGCGCAACAGCTTCTTCGAAAAATGAAGCGTGAACGTGATCCAACCAATTCCGGTCCATCATTCGGCGAATAGTCTTGAAAAAGCGCCAAGCTTCCAGCATTGCGGCGCGAGCGGCGGAATATGAACTTTGAAAGTTTTTCAGCAACACCTCTTTAGGCTGTCCGAGTGCAACACCAATCTGTTTTACGCCTGCATCAAAAAATGGATCGAAATTCGGGTTCGGGCGTCCTGGTGATACGGAAGAAAGCTTTTCGCCTTCTTTAAGCGCAACGACATTACCGTATCCCGCTTCAACCGATTGGTCTTTTGATTCTTTCTGATTTGAACCGACGATTGGTGAAAGCTGTCGGCCTTCTGGAGATGTTAAGAACATTGTGTAAAGTCCAGAGACAACAGCGGCCATTAATTCACCGTCCGTATACCGTCCGAGTTGCTTTAACGGCTCCATAATCGGCGCAAGATATGAAACACCGCGTGTTTGCTTCGGGCGATCCTTGATATAAAGATGGATTACGTTTTTGCGGCCCTTCTTGTCAAATGCAGGAACGCGGGTCCATTCGATTGATTTATCGTTTCGGTTTGAAAAAGAAAACTTGCTTTGGAAGTAGTAAGCGGTCGGTTCGTTCGTTGTATCATCCTTTTCAACGCCCGCAAATATTGCACCGGTTGCATCTGGATACTTTTCTGTATCGGCTTTTTCACCGTCTCCAATATAATCGGGATTACTGCATAGATCGGCTTCTATATTCTGCCATTTCGTACCATATGGCGAACCAGGGCGCTTTTTGAATGATCGAACGGTAAAAAGATCACCGGAACAAAACCAAGAATAAACGGTTTGTGCAACGAAATCGGGGCCTTTTAATGTGCGTTCAAGGTCAAATTCACAGTTATTGAAGTATAGATCCCATTCCATTTGTGTGATTTTTTCAGTTTCTTCAACCTGATCGTCTGACATATTCAGGAAATCACCGTCTAATTGACAGTTTAAGGTAGGCCCCTTATCACCAACAACATACATTTTAACGTTTTGAAGCG